TGCCCGTGGCCGAGTTGCTCGCTCGTATGTCGTCCAGAGAACTCACTGAGTGGATGGCGTACGAGCGGGTGACCGGTCCCCTCGACGCGAACCAGCGTACGGACATTAGCGCTTCCATCATCGCTGCGACTGTGGCGAACGCGAACGGCGCCAAGCTCAAGGCCAAGGATTTTGTACCCGTGTGGTACCAGCGCGTGAAGACGCCGCAAGAGATCTGGCAAGAGGTACTGAAGGCAAACGCTGCTTTGGGCGGCTCCGTTCGCACATACGAAAGTTCGTAGGTGACTACGGGCAGAAAGGGGGTGTCAGGTGGCCACGCTGGCATCACTAACAGTTCAGCTTGGCATCGACACCGACCGGGTGCAGGCAGGTGCGCGCCGTGCCAGCGCTGCTATCCGCTCCATTGGCGCTACTACCTCGGGCATGACGCGCGACGCTGACGGGAACTGGCGGAGTGTTGACGGGCGTGTCTTGTCCTCGACGCATGCCATGATGACCAACGGGCAGCGTATGCGTGATGCGCTGGGCGGTATTGGCACGGTTATGCGTAGCCTTGGTGGTACTGCCGCAACGCAGATGCGCAACGGCTTGCAGTCTGCTGGTCGTGCTGGCGTAACGACCCTGGGCAACTTGGGTAAGGCGTTTGGCGTGATGAGCGTGGGCGCCGTTGGTGCCGCTGGTGCGCTCGCTGCTGTACCACTGGCCGTGGTTGGCCTAGGTGTGAAGGTGGCAGCGCAGAGTAAGCAGGTCAAGGATGCCTTTACGGGCCTCAAGGACCATGTCACCAAGCAGTTGCAGGGGCTCGCGCAGCCTCTAGTAAAGCCTCTCGCCAATGCTGCTAAGCAGCTATCCGGCATCTTTGATCAGATCGCCCCGCAGTTGGGCAAGATGTTCTCTGCTGCTGCCCCGATGATTCAGCCCCTTGTGGCTGGTGTGGGCAACCTGGTCAAGGGCCTGGTAAACGGCATGCTCCCCGTGATGCAGCAGGCTCTACCGCTGGTCAAGTCCCTCGGGGGTCTGTTCGGCACGCTGGGTACTGCCCTGGGTGGTTTCCTCTCGGGTCTCTCGGGTGGTATGGGCGCAGCCGCAGGTGTGTTCAATAGCCTTGGCTCGGTCGTCGCTGCGTTGCTTCCGACGCTGGGTCAGCTTATGGGGCAGATGCTCAAGGTTGCTGGCCCGATTCTGAGTCAGCTACTGACGGCCCTGGGCCCCGTGATTACGCAGTTGGGCGCCGCCCTCATGCCGATCATCGCTGCCTTGGGTCCCGTGCTCGCTGCCCTGGTTACGGCGTTCCTTGCGCTGGTGCAGGCGGTCATGCCGCTACTGCCTCCGATCAGTCAGCTTGTGGTGGCTTTGCTGCCCGCGCTTACGCCGATCCTTCAGGCCCTGGTTCCGCTGTTCAACGCGCTCGGTCTGATCATTCAGGCCCTGGTGCCGATCCTCACCCCGATCATCACGCTAGTTGCGAAGCTTGCAACGATCCTGGCCAACTACCTTGCCAAGTACATCACTTCGGTCGTGGTACCAGCGTTCAAGGCAATCGCCGCACTGCTGCATGGTGACTTCAGTGGTGCGCTCGGGTATGCCAAGCAGGCTGTTTCGGGTATGGCGCGGTTCGTGCTCAGCATCTTCACGAAGCTACCGGGGCAGGTGCTTAGCGCTCTTGCTCCGCTCGCTGGGAAGGTGTGGTCTGCTGCCAAGTCTGCGGGGTCCAAGCTGGTCTCTGCTACCAAGCAGGGGATCAGCGACGCTATCGGGTGGCTAAAGGGTCTGCCCGGTAAGGCTAAGTCTGCGCTTGGCTCGCTGGGTGGTGTGCTCATGAGTGCCGGTAAGTCTCTGATCACTGGCTTCGTTAGCGGCATCAAGAGCGCGTTCGGTTCGGTCAAGTCGACGCTTGGTGACCTTACGTCTCGGCTGACTAGCTGGAAGGGTCCGGCCCCTCTGGATAAGAAGATCCTGACGCCTAACGGCCGGATGGTAATTCAGGGTTTCCAGCGCGGTATCAAAAAGCAGCTACCGAGCCTGAAGAAGCAGCTAGGCACGCTCACGAAGCATGGGATTCCTGCTGCTACTGAGTGGCGCGCCAATGGTGTTGCCAAGGCTGCAAGCGCTCGTGCTAACCAGGCTATCCGGCTCGATGTCACGGGCTCGGACGCTGAGATGAAGGCCCTAGTTCGAAAGATGTTCCGTGTTGACGGCCGTGGATTTGCTCCGATGGCCGCGCGATAGGAGGTACTGATGGGTTTCCCCGACGATCCGCTGAAGATTGTCACAGAGCTGGAAATTGACGGCATGTGGCAGGACATCTCCGCTGACGTGTATGACCGAGACCCGGTTGTCATCACGCGCGGTAAGGCGAACGAGGGGGCGGCTGTTGACCCTGGGTCGTGTCGACTGACCCTGAATAACGGCATTTCGAAGCTGACGGGGGTTGTGGGTCGTTACTCGCCTCGCAATCCCCGCAGTGACCTTTACGGCAAGTTCGGCCGGAACACTCCGCTACGGGTCAGCGTGCTTGAGGGTGGGGTGTTCCTCGACAATCTGTCTGGTGAGCCTGATCTGACGACGACCCCGGACGTTGCAGCGCTGGACATCACGGGTGACCTCGATATTCGGTGGGAGGGCGAGGCGGATTGGTACGCGTCCGGCGCTCAGATGCTCATTGGCAAGTGGGGTGTTGCGGGTAACCGCTCGTACCACATGCGTATTGAGAACCGCGCTGTCTACCTGCACACCACGCAGGATGGCACGGTTGGGCGAGTCGCTTGGATCACGCTCCCCGAGAACCTCCCCAAGCGTGTGGTCCTGCGCGCCACGTTCGACGCCGACAACGGCTCGGGTGGTGTGACCTTCACGTTCTATTGGGCCGAGTCGTTCACCGGTCCGTGGCACATGATTGGTGTTCCGTCCGTCAGCACGGATGGCACGCTGACTCTCTACTCCAGTTCTGCACCGCTGAGCGTGGCGCCTCAGCAGCTAGACAGCGGTATCGGTGTGCTGCGGTACCCCTTTACGGGGCGCTGCTACCGCGCTGAGGTCCGTTCAGGCATTGATGGCACCGTGGTGGCCTCCCCGAACTTTGAGGCGCAGACAGCGGGCACTGTGGCCTTCACTGACTCCGCTGGCCGTCCGTGGTCGGTCGGAACGGTGACTGAGGACTTTGAAGACACCACTTACAACGTGGCCATCGCCAACGGTGGGAACCTGCCATGGGCCCGTAGCAATGCCCACTACGACACGGGCGCCTGGTCCCTGCGCTCGGGTGCGATCACCAACAACCAGACGTCAGACGCTGTGGTCACGGTGCCCCCCATGGCAACCGAACTGAAGTTTTCGTATTGGACGTCGTCTGAGAACTCTGGTTCTGGGTTCGAGGGTGACAGGTTGCTGGTCCTGGTGGACGGCGTGCAGGTGCTGCGCGCGCAGGGCACTACGCCTTGGACTCAGACGACCGTGGACGTGACCGGTAAGGGCACTGTCACCTTCCGGTATATCAAGGACAACAGTACTTCCGTTGGTGAGGACGCTGCCCACATTGACAACCTGGTTTTCTATACGGGTGGTGCAGCGATCACTAACCGGCGCTCGCGTTTTGTGGGTGAGGTGTCCGAGTGGCCTACCCGCTGGGAGGCTGAGGGCACCGACGGGTATGTACCGCTCGTCGCTTCCGGCATCCTGCGCCGACTGAGTCAGGGTAAGAAAGCTCTTGACTCGACGCTGCGCCGACGAATTCCCTCGTTCAAGCCTCTCAGTTACTGGCCCATGGAAGAGGGCAAGGACGCGACCAGCGCGGGTAACGCAGGTGTGGGCAAGGGTGCGTTGAAGATTGCCCCTGTCAACTGGGCGTCTGCTGACACGCTCCCATCGAGCAATCCGCTTCCGGTGCTGGCTAGTGAGTCGGGCAACCTGGTGCAGATGTATGCGCAGATTCCAGCCCCTAAGACTGACCCAACGTCATGGGCGGTGCAGTGGGTTTACAAGCACGACACGATTCATACCACCGTGTGGACTCACATGCGGATTATCTCAACTGGGACTGTCGCTGAGTGGTTGATCCAGTGGGGGCAGGGCACTGCACGAGTCATCGCAATGGACACGTTTGGTGCCGAAATTCAGCGCTGGGATACGGCCATCGGCACTGACCTATGGGGCCGCTGGACTAAGGTTCAGTTTGAGGTCTCGCCCGATCCGACTATCAGCGGGCAACTCAACCACCAGTTGATTTGGACCGACGTTGGTGGCGACTCTGGGGCCGCAAGTGGCCACTACACAGGGACGATTGGGCGCCCGGTTGCGTTGGCTTCCCCCTCGGGTGGCTTTGCCTCTGACCTCGACGGGATGGCGCTCGGTCATATCTCTGTGTGGGGTTCATGGGACTCCAATTCAGCGAATGCGTACGCGGGTGCCATTGACGGTTGGGCCGGTGAGACGGCAGGCAATCGCATGATCCGCCTGTCGGGGGAGGAGTCCCTACCGCTCGTCATTGCGGACGGCGCCTCTGATCACTCCGAGGTGGGCCCCCAGTATCCGGACACGCTCTTGAACACCCTTCAGGATGCTGCGGACGCTGACGGCGGAATCCTCTACGAGAACCGTGAGGACATCGGCCTTATCTACCGGGGTCGTTCGTCGTTCTACAACCAGCCGGTTGGGCTCGCGCTGGACTTCAACGCCCGTGGGCTGATCACGCCGATTGAGCCTGTCGACGACGACCAGCTTCTACGTAACGACCGCACGGTTTCGCGTACTAATGGTGGCGCTGTACAGGCAGTGTTGGGTGTTGGTCGGTTGTCGGTACAGGACCCACCGCTAGGGGTCGGCACCTACGACGACAGTACGACCCTGAACCTGTTCACCGACGACCAGGTAAACGACACTGCGGCGTGGTACCTGCGCATGGGCACTGTGGATGAGGCCCGGTACCCGTCCATTGCTGTAGACCTGATGCGTAACGCTGCACTCATCTCTGATGCTGCGGACATGGAGGTTGGCGACAGGCTGACAGTTGTCAATCCGCCCGAGTGGCTCCCGCCCGGTCTGATAGATCAGCGCGTGGAGGGGTACCAGGAAACCCTTTCGCTAGCTCAGTGGGTCATCGACTACAACTGTGCGCCTCAGAGTGTGTGGAATGTGGCCGAGACTGACGGCCGTGACGTGGGCATAGCTAACGGCTCTTCGCTGGGCAGGGTGGG